GACCTACGATCCTACAGGAAAACGACAAACGGGTTACAATTAAAATAGTCAATCAATCAGATGGAACTGGTGCTACAACCGTATTTGGTGACGTATCAGCATTGAATGGTGACGATGATGGTAACTCAGTAGCTCACTTATCACTACAAAGAGTATGGTGGTCATGCGCTAATGGCGATGGCGGCGATGCTTTTGCACGTTTAGATGAAGAAGATTCAGATGGGGATATTCCAATCATAACTTTAATAGACTCAGGCTATTGGGACTTTAGAGAGTTTGGTGGCATACCTGCTGATAAATCATCTAACAGTAACCAAAGTGATGTTAATTTTGTTGTACCTGGTGCAGCGGATTCTGGTAATACATATACTTGCATAGCAGAATTTAAAAAAATATATTAAGGAGTAGCTAATGCCTAATACTACTTCAGGAACAGCAACGTTCGATAAAACTTTTTATATTGATGAAATATTAGAAGAAGCATACGAACGTATCGGTGTACAAGATTTAAACGGATACAGACTAAAATCCGCTAGACGTTCTTTAAATATAATGTTTCAAGAATGGGGCAATAGAGGTTTGCATTATTGGGAACTAAGAGAAACCAATATAGATTTAATCGAAAACCAAGCTGAATATCATTTCTTTAGAAGTGCTGCTGATGATACTTCTGATAGCAATAGAGCACAAGCAACTACAAATCAAACAGCCTCAACTATATATGGAATGGATGATGTTCTTGAAGCAACTCATAGAACCAACAGAACACAAAGCACACAGCAAGACACAGCCATGACTAAAATTGATCGTTCAACTTATTCTGCTTTAGCAAACAAACTAACTACAGGACAACCAACACAGTATTATGTTCAACGTTTTATTGATCGTGTTACAATAAGTGTTTACCCTGTTCCTAATTCAACGTCTGCTTCTGCAGACATGCATATATATTTTGTAAAAAGAATAGATGATGTTGGAGACTTTACAAATGTAGGTGATGTTCCTTATCGTTTTGTTCCCTGCATGGTTTCAGGTCTAGCTTATTATTTAGCACAAAAAGAAAAACCAGAAGCAGTGCCTCAAATGAAAATGATATACGAAGACGAATTAAACCGTGCGTTAATTGAAGATGGTTCTTCTACTAGCACACACATAACACCGAAAGCATATTACCCAAATGTCTAACTTTGCATCAGGAAAAAAAGCAAAAGCAATATCAGATCGTAGTGGTTTGGCTTTTCCATACACTGAGATGGTAAAAGAATGGAATGGATCTTTTGTTCATCAATCTGAATTTGAATCAAAACACCCACAAATAGAACCAACAGCACACAAAGCAGATGCTCAAGCTTTACAAAACGCAAGAACAGATAGAGAAGAAAATGCTGTTCCAAATTTATTAAAAACAAATTCTTTTAAAACAGGTTCTGCTAGTTCTTCTACAATTACAGTTACAGAAGCTAGTCATGGTAGATCTAGTAGTGATACAGTTAGGTTCAGAGGTGCTGTTAGCTTTGACGGAATTACAGCAGATAAAATTAATTTAGCTGCTGGTTATACAATAACTGTGGTAGACACAGACACATACACTTTCTCAGTATCGACAGATACTGCAACAACTGGTAGTATTAACGGAGGAGGGTTTAGGGCTTACGCTGGTCCGGTAACATTAGTAGCATGACAACATACGCAGAATTAACACAACAGATATTAGATTATACAGAAACAGACACCAATGTTTTAACATCAACTATTACCAATGATTTTATAGAACATGCTGAAATGCGGTTGTATAGAGAATTAGATATTGATCCTTTTAAAAAGAATGCAACAGCAGTAGTAACTGCAAGCACACCTTTTGTAACATTACCAGGATCAATTCCAACTGATTTTAGCACTATACGTTATATAACTATGTATAGTTCTAGTGGTTCACTTGGCGGATTAACAGATAACGAAAGAATTGTTTTACAGAAAAAAGACGCTTCTTTTTTATCAGAATATTGGCCAAATAGACAAAGCACGGGTGTTCCAAAATATTATGCAAACTATGACGAAGACTCAATACTTCTTGCACCAACACCAAATGCGGCTTATACTATAGATCTAGAGTATAATGCTCAACCAACAGGATTAAGTTCAAGTACTACGACTACTTGGCTTAGTAGCAATGCACCAACTGCCTTGTTATACGCCTGCCTAGTGGAAGCTTTTAAATTTTTAAAAGGCCCAGATAATATGTTAGTAATGTATGAACAAGCATATAAAAATGCGATAGGTACATTAGCAACAGAACAAATGGGTCAAAGACGAAGAGAAGAATATAGGGATGGAGTTGTTAGATTAGCTATTCCTTCTACTAACGCATAAGGAGATAATATGGCAAACGTAATATGTAATGTTTTTAAAGAACACCTTTTAAAAGGCAATCACAATTTTAGTTCGTCTAGTGGCGATACTTACAAACTAGCTCTTTACACATCATCAAAAACAGTTTCTGCATCAGCGGTAACTGGTTACAATACAACCAACGAAGCTGCAAACGCATCAGGTTCTGGTTATACTGCAGCAGGAAACACACTAACAAATAATGGGGTTACAGGAAGTTCTTCTACAGCAATTTGTTTTGCAGATTTTGCAGACACTTCTTTTACAACAGTTTCAACAACTGCTAGATACGCGCTCATCTATCAATCATCTGGTGGTGCAGCAACAGCAGGACTTGCTACAGATTCAGCTGTATGTGTTTTAGATTTTGGTGGTGATTTTACAACTACAGCAGGAACATTAACAATACAATTCCCAGCCGCAGATACGAGTAATGCAGTTATAAGAATATCAGGGTAGGGTTTTATGGCATTAGTCCTTAACGATAGAGTTAAAGAAACATCAACCACAACAGGTCAAGGTACACTTTCTTTAGGTGGGGCAGCAACAGGTTTTGAAACATTTGTAACTGGTATTGGTGATACAAACACCACTTATTATCTTGCTGCACACGAATCAGATGGTACGTGGGAATTAGGTATTGGAACTGTAACTGACGCGTCTCCGGACACTCTCGCACGAACTACAGTTATTGATACATCTGCAGGAAACACAACTAAAATAGATTTTGCATCTGGTAGTAAAACAATATTTTGTACACTGCCTGCAGGCAAGGCTGTATTCCTGGATGCAGATGGTGACGTTACACTAGGGGCTAATTTAAGTGTTGGTGGTAACTTAGATGTTACAGGAACTTTTGATTTAAGTGATTCTAATTTTACCAATGCTGGCGATATACAATTAGATTCAATTACAGGAGACGGAGATACTAACACTAAAATTACATTTAGTGGTTCAGATGTAATTACAGTAACAGCAGGAGGAGACGATCAAGTTACATTTACAAATGGTGCAATTGTGCCTTCTACAGATAATGACATAGATTTAGGCACAAGTTCTGTAGAATTTAAAGATGCGTTTTTTGACGGTACAGTTACTTCTGATGCATTTGCAGGGCCGCTAACAGGTGATGTAACAGGAAATGTATCTGGTACCGCAGCAACTGTAACGGGTGCAGCTCAATCAAATATTACTTCTTTAGGAACACTAACAACACTTACTGTAGACAATGTAATTATTAATGGTTCAACAATAGGGCATACTGGTGATACAGACTTAATGACTGTCGCTAGTGGCGTGCTAACTGTGGCAGGAGAAATATCTGTAACAACTTTAGATATCGGCGGAACAAACGTAACTTCAACAGCGGCAGAATTGAATATACTAGATGGCGTTACGTCAACAGCAGCAGAATTAAATATACTAGACGGAGTTACTTCTACAGCGGCTGAATTAAATACATTAGATGGAATTACTGCAGTAGTAGGTGAACTTAATGCATTAGACTTAGGTAGTACAGCGGTTGGAACAGCGATTGCATCTAAAGCAGTTATTTTAGATTCTAACAAAGATTATACCGGTATTAGAAATTTGACTATTACTGGGGAATTAGACGGAGCTACTTTAGATTTATCAGGCGATGCAGATATTGCAGGAACTACTAATTTAGATAATACAGATATTGACGGCACACTTGTTGTAGACGGTTCTAATATTTCATTAGATAGTACATCAACTTTAAATATAGATAATTCTAACACCTCAAACGGCATTACAATTGGTACAGCTACATCAGGCGTTCCTATATCTATTGGACACTCAACCTCTGAAGTTACTGTTAATGACAATTTAACGGTAACTGGAAACTTTACGGTTAGCGGCACAAGCACTACAGTTGACTCAACTACTGTTGCTGTTGCAGACTCAATGTTTAAACTTGCAAAAGATCAAGGCACAAGTGCAGATGCACTAGACTTTGGTTTTTACGGACAGTATGGTGTTGGTGGCACA